CGATGATATCGAAGCCAGAGGCGGTGCATGATCGGCAGACCCATCGAGACGGAGACATCTGACAGCAGGAGTGCCGCTGGCAGATGACGCATTGACGCCTGAACAGTCCGTAGGTCATCAGTGCCACTCCGGGTCTTGATCGGTTGCCTGCTGCCTTGATACGCGCCTACGGTGGTGTAGGTCGGCTACTTCGACCTCTAAGGTCTCAAGGCGTTCAATCAATCGCAGATTGTCCGCCCAGAGAGCGATCCAAGTCTCGAGGACAAGCAAGTCTACGATTACACTTTCATTTTCAGGTAGGGGGGTCTCATCTATTTTCTTCACAATTGAGGCGAGCCGATGTCCCTACTTGAAGTTTTATTAAATAATATCCTCGCTCTGGGTATAGGTCGCTCTGGCTTCTGGGGCGAAGCCCCATTCAGCCACACCTCCTCCCGCCGGCGATGACTAGCCCACATTAGCCACCGGACTTCAAGATTCCTTAGTATTTGTCTGATATTCGGCATGATTTTAGGTTGCACGGCGGGTGCACGGTCGGTACACGGCGGTTGCACGGACATGGTAGGCTTGGAAATCATCATTTTGGGCGTTTTGAACGTCATTTGCATACTCTCAATCGTGTCTTTGGGCCTCTGGCTACGGATCGAGCTGGCAAACATGCTGGAATTACTCGATGAACGCCTGGCTATGGCACTCAAGAGCACGATAGATCGGCTCATGGATGGGGGGATCGGTGACTTCGAGCCACCGAACCCGATCCAAGGTGCGATAGCACAGCTCATTCAAGGCATGGCGGCTCAGAAGATGAACACAATTGACGCCGTGGTTACGCAGAGAGCCCCTGATGGGAAGTTCGAGTAGACAATTGACCACTTTCAATAGGATTATTAGCGACTTCGTTCAGTTCCGAGGACCATGGCACGCAGGAAGAAGGCGACAAGACGTCGATCACCGAAGACAATCAGCCTCATCAACCTCGCAGAGAGCTACGCCTACGCATCCGTGCTCGTCGGCGGCGTCGCCAACAACACCCCAGTCGGATTCATCGGATTCGACGGTGCTGGTGGTACAGCGATGGCGACCACGAACGGCGGAGGTAGTGTTTCACTCTCCTCCCTGGTTGCTGACCCGGGATCGTCCTTCGATGCCATGCAGTCGAACTTCATGGCGAGCTATCAGGCGATGGCTGTCCAGGCAATAGGGATCGGCATCACCTTCAAGTTCGCTAAGAAGCTACTGAGGAAGCCCATCGCTAACGTCAATCGCAATATGATGAAGCCCCTGGGCATCGGAGTGAGGTTGTGATCCTATGGCAACGACAACTTGTGTAGGTAACCTGGCATGCAGTGACGGGACGAACATCCCGCTCAAGCTCGAAGTCGTCGAGGGAACAGAGACGTCTCTGACCACGGACACCGTGTACACCGTCAGCGCGATCAACATCGGCGACTATGCGCCTGGAAAGACTGTCACCCATGGTCTGGTGTCTGGCTCTGTCGGCATCTCATACGCCTACATCCTCCGCCAGGGCGTCGTGGCTGCAAACATCGCCGTCTGCGTGAAGGGAGCATCCACCTTCACACCGAGGTTGTGGGCCCCCTTCACACTTCAGGCCGGTGACCTGCTCAAGGTGATGACCCAGACTGCATCCGACCGAGGAGCCAGTCTCGCCGTTTACACGAACCAGGGCATCTCGAGAATATTCCACGTCACGCCGACCGGCGGGGCCACTAACGAACTGGTCGACATCCAGACTGGCAACAGCATTGGAGACACGCTCCAGGGCCAGACCTGCATTTCCGCCACTTTCACCACAGTCGACGCAGCTCTCATCGAAACCAACGGAGCTTACATCGTCGACGCCCTAGGCAACGTCGTCGGATCAGTCACCGACACCGACCCGTCAGTCCAGCAACCACTACCAGCGGATCTCAGCGCACCGGTGAACCTGAATTTCAAAGCCCAGTTCCTCACGAGTGCTTAGAGGTGAGAAATTGGCGAGGATGACTAAGGCTGCCGGCCGAAGAAGACTGGCGGAGATTCTCTCCAAGGCGAAGAAGCTCTATCTTCGTGACTTCATCTCCACCAAGGACCTCGACAGCATCGAGAGAATAGCCAAAATGCGATCCAAGCAGCTCAAGTGAGGCGAGCAGGATGGTCCGCGTAGGTTGGAACGAAATCTCAGGAGAGGGAGCCTTCGGTGCTCCACGCCCTCAGGACCGTGACCCACGCCAGGTAACTCCAGGTAACGGGGAGCAGACGACTCCAGTGATCGGCGGGAACGGGGCAGGGCCGGTACCGTTCGACATCTCCAGCTCGATCCCGAATAACTTCTGGGGCTATGTCATGCTCATCGTGGGGATGAGATGATGACACACTCGGTCTCCCCGCGCGTATACAAGCTACTGAAGACCAAGACTCTCGAGGCTGGCGACGGTGCCAGGCAGATATCTTTCACCAACGTGCAGGATGTGGGTGATCCGATCAGCATAGAAGAGCTGAATCGAGAAGAATTGATCCGCCTCATCACGGTGAACCTTGCCAGGCTATCGGTCAAATCTGAATGGGACGGGTTGTTGGGATGAGAGCTGAGGATCGTAAGCCTTCGAAGAGGGTCTTTCCCCTGCTTCAGAACCTCGACCTGGATACGGTGACGTTCTCCCAGGTACAGAGCACCGGGGATCCCATCTCGATTGAGGACATGAACGAGCAGGAGATGATCGACCTCATCATCGTCAATCTAGCCAGGCTCTGCGTAGCTGGAGAGTGGACCGGCCTGCTCGAGTCCGGTGGTGGTGGCGTGGCGTGGGTCTTACCTACGCCCAAAGCAGAGTATGTGTACGGTGATTATTCGTATATCAATGCAAACCCCCCCTGGGGTGATTGTGCCACGGCTACCCGTACAGCCTCATCAGTCGAGGACAAGACCAACTGGTTTCCATTCATAGCCAGCACCAGCGGCGACGTAACTGGCATGCAGATGGTGATCGAGGCCGCGGCAGCATCAGAGTGCAATATGTTGATCGGGGTGTACAGTGACAACGACGGCTTCCCTGGTACTCTTGCGGGTTACGCTACTTTCGATGCGACCTCTGCAGCTACGGTAGTCGTCACCAGTTTCAGTGACACCATAACCACCGTTCAAGGAACGCAGTATTGGATCGGTTACACTAGGTCCCACGCAGTTTCATTCCAATACACTTCGAAGAACGGCGGAACTTCCACTGGTCACGCCGCCATCCTTGAAGCGAGATGGGGGATTCAAATCAACATAGCATCGGGAGGAACCCTCCCCGCGTCGCCCCCAGGGAGTGCGACCGATGTATGGGGAACCAGTCAGTATTCGCCACAGGTGGGGTTCAATTGGGAGTGACAGCATGCCTCTGAGCCGAGTTCGTCATACGCATCGCCCTGGGCAGGATGTCCTGGTCGAAGAGATTCATTACACCTGGGAAGATGTCAGGTTTCAACGAAACATCGAGTTGGAGCGTACAGACTGGCGCGCCGTCAAAGACAGAACGATGAGCCAGGCGTGGAAAGATTTCAGAACAGCGCTGCGCGATTTGCCCGAGCACGATAGCCCCGACCAGGCGGCAGACAACTGGCCGGTGATGCCCGATGAGTGAACTCAGTGACAAGGCAAAGGAGATGCTCACGGATTATGGAGCTGCATTCCTCCTGGGTTGGATCCTGGGCGCTGGTCTAGGCCAGACTCTCTGGGACTCGATCACAGGGGTGCTCTGATGACCAAGAGAGATCCGGACCAGGTAATCGAGTACCGCATCAGTCTTCAGGACAAATTGAACGACCAGGTAGACTCGGCGATACTCGCATATCAGTTCGGCCGGTTCACATCCCCCCTGGTCGAGATCCTGAAAGACAATACGGCCATGGCCCTGATCCTCTCGGCTATTGCAGGGTACCTTGGCTTCTCTTGGGTCTCTGGGAAATACGAGGACACAATGGAAATGTTCGAGGACTTCAAGACCCAATTCAAACAATCCCCCCAGTATCACGAGGCCGGATTGAAGGGCTTCGAGGAAGGATCACCACTGCCCAATTTCATTGACAGGGTGCTGTTCAGCATGTTCACTTGAATGCGAGGGATTGTAGGCGATACAGGATTCGAACGCGAATCCCCGGCTTAGGGGGGCCCGCCCGGACCCGTGCCCAAATCAGTGCGGGCCCAAATACGAACGCCGGGATTAGAGCCGGGGTACAGGCACTCGTAAAGAATCGAGAAATGACCCCTCACATAGGGGGGATAGCGACTACGATTTGGGGCCAGCGGTCCTATTCCAGACGATCTCTTGCAGCTTGTCCCTTGATGCGGTCATATCTCGAAGGTTCCTCATCAATTTCAATTTCTCCTCGAGGAGATGACTGATTTCTGTGTTAAACCTCTTCATCTCTTGATGGTGATCAATGATGACCGATGAGAGCCACGCAGAACGTCCCTGCTCCATGGGGCCCCCCATTGAATTAACTGGGCGCCGAGTTTTCTTAGGCACATCCTCCCAGATGGCGAAGGCAACGTTCGTCAGGTTCGCGGTTATCCCTGGCATTCACTCACCTACCACGCAGTATCTTTCACATCTCATGCAGCGATGAGTGTACTTCTTCGAGAAGCAGTTGATCAGTGGGCCCTGGCAGTCCTGCCGAGGACAACGGCTCATTCAGAACCCCTCCCGTCCGTACTTCGGGTCGATGATATCGAAGCCAGAGGCGGTGCATGATCGGCAGACCCATCGAGACGGAGACATCTGACAGCAGGAGTGCCGCTGGCAGATGACGCATTGACGCCTGAACAGTCCGTAGGTCATCAGTGCCACTCCGGGTCTTGATCGGT